CTCCTTAATTTTGTATATGCTTCCATCCGGATATTTGATGTCTAGAGCTAACACCTCCGGCTGCAGCTTTTCGTGATAAATGTCATCCCCGCCGGCAGCTTCGTACACATTCCCCAGCTCTCGGAAGGTCTTTAATCCGTCCGGCGTCACATATCTCTGTGATGTAAATTCCTTATGTAGCCGCCACAGAGTTGTACGTAGCGAAGCAATCGTGCGTTCGTTGTCCTTCTGGATGTACTCTTCCAGCATCCGAGTTATATTCTTTACATCCTGCTTCAATTCAATCTGTTTTTCGTA